TTGAAACCTACGCTCATTTCCTCCAGGGTATTGATGTAATTGGGGCATCAGTTATTAACACCATGAAAACAGCTGCTGATCTAAAGACTGCTAGTTTGTTATATGATGGAATTGAAGATGTATATGCAGCTGTTACATCAGACGATGTTGGGAAAGGTATTACTATTAAAAAGGGATTTAACTCTAATTTTCTAATTAATTTAGCATTAGTAGAGCCACTAAAGGATTGTAATAAAGTGATGATGTTGAATAATGAAAAGAAATTTTCTTGTGTTGAGAATTCAATTGAAATAAATAACACTTGTATAACACAAACAGGTATGGTATCACAGGGTCCAATTTTTGCAGTTCTGGTAAATCAACCTCTTAAATCCTCATCAATAGTCATTGATATGATGCAGGTAGTGTCCGACGCTAGAAGTACAATTTTCTGGGGTAATTCACCTACATTATCGTTTTCAGCATATTATGGGGGAAAAGATGAACTCAGACAGAAATGGTTTTTAAGCGAGGATGACATTGACTTATTAGAACAAGTTGGATTTTTACCATCATCAATAGAAGAACTAATATCAGGTTTTTTCCCAAGGAACAAGAAAATCTTCAAAATGTTATATGAAATGCATGATGAGGAAGATAGGGAAAAGATACAATATGGTTTAATCTCACTAATGGGACCTGCTTCTATTAAGTATGCAAAGAAATCAAATAAACAGATGCAGAAAATCAAAGATTGTAATCATTTATCTAGATTAGCAAATAAGATGGCACTTCGAATGAGAATCGAATCACATAATACTACCAGTATCAATCAGCGTTGGGCCACCCCAATGACAATCAAAGACAGATTGGCAATTAAGAATGCATTCATGAAGGATATCTCAAGTGCTGTTGCTAATAGTATTGATCCTGTGGAGCATGATAAAATATATGACCTTTTGAGACCTGGGGACATCACGATTAATTTTAGGAGACTGAGAAGGTCTGATACTTTTCCTACAAACATGGGTAGCACAACAACACTTATAATGCCAGAAGTCAAAAGAATTAGAGCAAAAAGATTCCTGGGAGTCGATTATTTAGCTAGGTATGAACATGAGATGATTACAGCACCAGAAGAAATATTCGAAGAATTCGAGAATAGGATTCAAGTGATAAATAATAAATTGGGAGTTGGATTCAAATCAGCAGGGGGATTACCA